ATTCAAGATCATACTTGGGTGTAGCAATCTTTGGTAATGGCATAATAACCTATAGATATGTTTCAGTGTGATTATTTAGAGGGGTTTCTTAACTTTATCTACCGTCAGCAAACGCCTGAAGTTCTGCTGCCAATGCTGGAGTAACTCTATCCCCAACCCGACCCTGTTCAATAATTTGCTGTTCTGTAGAAAGCATTCTCTCTCCAGTCGCAGAATCATAAAGACCTTCTCCTTCAGGTCCAGTGTTCTGAATAACATCAGATGCTTTTTGTTGAGCAACTGGTAATTCTTGAGTATTTTCTTTATCTGCTTTAGTTGCTTGTGGTTGAATAGTAGTAGCAGGAGTTGGAGATATCAACTCAGTCATGACATATCTTAGATATGACATAGAAACTGTACATTTTAAAAGACTTGATGCTTCATAAGACACTGGCATCGAAGAAATTGATATTGGATATGCTCCAACGAATTCATAAGTTAAACTATTGAGCATATCCTTTTCAAATTTTATTATCTTTAAACCTCTCATACATCTATATCCAGTCGAGTTATCTCCACCAGTTCCTGGATATCTAATTCTGTAATGATAATTTTGACCAAGTGTAGTTTGTGTTTCTCCATCCTCACGGTTAGCATCTTCTCCGGCAATATATCTCATCCATTTTTCAAAAATTCTTATTGCAAAATATTTTTCTGCATCAACTAAGAATGTAAAATCAATTCTATCATCATACATTCTCCTATGGGCAAGTCTCTCAGTTACACCAGTATAATCATTCTTTACTTCAAAGGTTGCTAATGAAGAACCAGGTAATGATGTCTCCATACAACTTAAATTTAAATCTGCTTGATCTAAAGTACCTACAATACTTTTTACACCCTCCGGTAAAGAACCCAAAGGAATCGTAACTTCATAATGAGAAGTTAATGCTGGTTTAAGAAATTTAGTTTTTAAATCAGCTATCGTCTTTGCGGATGGCATTTATAAATAGTATTTACCTTGTATATTATGTATGGCAGAAAGTATTAAGAGTAAATACAAACCATCATACCCAAACAAATATCAAGGTGATTCATCAAATATTATATGTAGAAGTAGTTGGGAACGTAAGTTCTGTAGATACTGTGACTTAAATGAAAATATCATCCAGTGGGGTAGCGAAGAATTTCATATCCCATACATCTCACCAGTTGATAGAAGAATTCATAAGTATTACCCAGACTTTATTATTAAAGTAAAAGAAAGTACGGGACAAATAAAAACTTATGTGATTGAGGTGAAACCTAAAAGACAGACTCAACCCCCAAAGAAAAAATCAAGAGTAACTAAATCATACATTTATGAGTGTAAAACCTATGCTGTCAACCAAGCAAAGTGGAAAGCAGCAGTTGAATTTTGTGAAGACAGAAGAATAAATTTTAAAATAATCACAGAAGACGAACTAGGTATCAAATGAACCGCATAGAACCTAATATTCTAGAGTTTAAATCTGAAAAAAATCTTGTAGATAGGATGGATTTGATACTATATGCATTGAATGATACTGTAGCACCAATACCTGAAGCAGGAAACATATACACCTTCAAATATTATGCAAAGACACCAAGAATTACATATGATCAACACCCATTAGTTGCAGTAAGTGATGTATTCCCATGGGGATTTCGTGGAATTAACTTTCATCTCAGAGATTATAGACAATATACTTGGGCAGAACTAGGAAGTCAAGTTTATGTTGTTCAGCAAGAAGAACTTGATGACCTTATATCACTAAACTATAAGAAAGTTATGCTAAATAAGTAAAAAGGTTGTACCATAATGGGTTTATTTGGAGCAGGTGATCCACCGTGTCCAGAGGGTAGTATTTGTAGCGATCAAGCGAGAACGTTTGTCGGCAAAAAAACTTCTCCAGGAGCTGCGGGAACTACCAATGTTACAGATCCTGGAACTGGAATATATCACGCAAGTACCACCAAGTTAAACGCAGACGGTTCTTCAACTACTGAAGTTTATATCATTAAAGATGATAAGTGGCAAAAAGCAGCAACCACAACTGATGGAGGAAAAACGTATACCTTTGATGATGATGTAGCAGGTGCAGGGTTTCAAAATGAACTAAAGAATCCACAAGGAGGAATACACAAAAATGTAGATGCGGGTGTGAATCAAGCAGCAGATAAAGCAGGTGTTCCCCCAACAACAAAATCTAAGTTATTAGACTCGAATAAAAATAAAGCAGAAAACGATAACTCAGAATCTGATACAAAACCAGCAGCACCAACAGCAGCAGGAGGAGGAGAAGGACAAACAGAAGCATCTACAGATGGCACAAGAGCAGGACCAAAGAGTTTTCCAAATTTAAGATATCCAATAAACATTGCTAGCACAAAACAAGATATTATTAAATTTGATATGCATGAATATGTACCATCAAAAGTTGGTAAAAGTGATATCGGTGGTAATGTCAATACATTTGGTTTTGAAAGAGGAGACTTAGGAGCATCAATTGGGTCAGTTGTTCTTCCAATACCTAGTGGAATTAGTGATCAAAACAAAGCAGATTGGGGATCAAACTCAATGACTGCTCTTGATATTGCTAAGGCAGAGATTGCTAGAAGGGCAATTTTTAATGGTTTAGCAGATGGTGCAGATGCAGTTGGAGATTATATAAACACAATAAAACAAAATAGTGGAGCAACAAAAAGTGCTGTTGGAAATTCTCTTGCAGCAGCTGCTGCTGGTGTGGATGGTCAAGCATTATTATCAAGAACAACTGGTCAGGTATTAAATCCTAACATGGAACTCTTATTTAAGGGACCATCATTGAGACCATTCTCTTTTAAATTTCAACTATCACCTAGAAGTTCTGAAGAGGCAAATACGGTAATTAAAATTCTGAGATTTTTTAAACAAGGGAGTGCGCCGATTAGATCAAAATCTAATCTATTCTTAAAATCTCCTCACATTTTTAGAATAAAATATGTAAGAATGGGTGAACAAGGTGAACTTCATAGAGGATTAAATACATTTAAAACTTGTGCATTACAATCAGTTGGGGTAAATTATACTCCAACAGGAAATTATGCAACATATAGTGATGGTGTTATGGTTTCATATGATTTAACAATGTCATTCACAGAAATCACTCCTATCTTTAATGATGATTATGGTACTGGTGATAACGATCAATTTATTGGATTCTAATGTCAAACTACTTCAGCAAAATTCCAGACTTTGAATATGTTAGTAGACTTCCTGATGCTAAGATATCAGATTACATCCCAGTAAAAAATATCTTTATGCGAGGTAAACTCAGAGAGGATATCTTTCAAGATGCTTCTGTCTTTACCAAGTATAAAATTAAAGGTAATGATAGACCTGATAATATTGCATTTGAACTCTATGGAGATGCTAATTTAGATTGGTTAGTCTTAACATGTAATAATATCATTAATGTATATAATGAATGGCCTATGACTCAATTTGATTTTGAGAATTATCTACTAGAAAAGTACGCAACTTATGATAACATAAATGCGATTCATCATTATGAAACTACTGAGGTAAAAAATATTTTAGGAGCAACAATCATTTCTGCTGGACTACAAGTTGATTCTAATTACTCAGTAGAATTCTATGACGATCAAATAGAGGGTATGACGACATTATTTCCGGTGGTTTCAGTAACAAATTATGAGTACGAAGAAAATCTTCAGAACGATAGGCGAAATATTTTTGTTTTAAAAAGTAAATTTCTAAGTATAGTTAAAGATGACTTAGAAGAAATGATGGAATATAAAAAAGGTTCCACTCAATATAAGAGTGAAACCTTAAAGACTGCTGATAATATCAGACTATTTCAATAATTATTCTTCAGCAAGTTTTTGGAAGTAGGACAGAGCATCATCCTCATCTGAGTCAGCAGACTTAGTAGGAGTGATGTCAGGTGCATTGAAGTCAGCAGCAGGAGCTTTACTTGATTCAAAGTTAGGAGAGAAAGATCCACGACCATCACTCTCACTTTCCAGTTCCTCATCATAACGACGGGGTGCAGACTTCTGACCCAACACCATCTTCAGACGCTTCTCCAGGTCCTCGTGAGACTTGAATTGATCTGCTGCAACAAGTGCTGACAGAGAGTATTGCTTCTGCCACAATGCTTCCAATGCATCGTCATCATCCAGAAGTGGTGAAATCTTATCAAACTCAGAAGAGTCATAGTTCCAGTAACCTGCAACTTTCTTCAGTTTCAGTTTGAAGTTAGCACCCTGCCAGAAGTCAAAAGGATTGATTGGAGTCTCATCCTCAAACTCAGGTTGCATTGCTTCCATGACCTTATCAAAGATCTTCTTACCAAACTTATACAGGAAGACACGACCTTCATT